CTCACAAGTCAAAGTGCGTTTCAAAAAGGACACGTCAAAAACTGAACGACGCGCTTCATCAAAAGAATCATTTTTAATTTCGTCTGTGTACTTCATCCCCATCTCAGAAAGCGCACTATCCATCATAGCGTACGTGATGTTAGCGACGCCGTACTTCTTGATAAGGAGAGTGTCAACTTTCCAAGTGTTGTCATCACCATAGCAAATGTAAGTGACCGCCTTTCTCTGGTAAATGTCGATCAGCATTTTCTTTGCGTCACGAAATGTGGTTGCGCCAAGTGAGCGCGCAACACCATACCTGAGAATGGTATTGTTGCAAATGGTGTTCAAAATGGTCGTGATGGGGTTTCCAGACGGATTAGAGTTATCCCATTCAATGATGCAGTCACGGAGCTGAACAAATGGCTTTGTGAATGATAGAAATACATGTCGTGCAATTGTCATCTCCTTAGGAGAAAGATGTGGTCCCATGATTTCTTGGTATACAGCCCAAACCGATTCGATTGCGATCGAGGGCAACTTCTTGTCATAGCCACTGTGGTCTCCTGCTTTTACATCTGCATTGGGGTCTCCATTTCCGAGTACTTCTGCATAAGCACGACACTCAAATTGATCTGCGACATTCATGCCAACAGCTGACGAGTTCTTAAAACGATTTTGCGGGTCTTGATACCACGAAGCAAACGTTCCAAAATACTTCCTAATCAACAAGGTATTGACGATGTCACAGGAAGAGACAACTCGAGTCTTCCCTTGGTGAACTTTCTCAATTGGCCGAAGCTCATCCTTAGGAAAGGCAACAAAGATCATGGGAATGGGTCCCTTCTCTAATGCTGCGTGTGCTTGATCAAACTGTTGACGTATGTGCAAAGCTCCCGGCGTATCAAAGGTGTAATTCTCATCATAGCCAAAAGCCTCACGCTTCTTTGTGCCAACGTCAGGACAAAACCGACTTGGTGATCCGGATGCAGTCCCACGATTAATGGGTTTCAACCATGGTGCCTTATCCTTCGATCCTGTAACAGTTTCTTCAAAACTCAACACACCATGCGTCGGTTTCACAGTCTCAAGTGTCAATTCATGAATGTACGCACTAGTCGCTGCGTTGAACACCTCTTGATTGCACAAACGACCTCCCCGAGAATACTCTTTGAGAGCCTCACAAACAGGATCAAAAAGCTTGCCCTCTTTGGGGAAGGGATTTAACATGGCAGGACGCTTCGCTGGAGGGTCAGCGATCTCACCATAGAGGGGTGACTTGCAGATTTCAGACTTGTACGTGGCTGACACGGGAGTCGCACTACCCACACACTGCAAGTCTTCATAATCGACCTTGGGAGCCGACACAAACTTGAAATGAGTGTCAATGTCTGAGGTTGCAGAATACTGAACAATTGGGGTCTCAAAATATTTGAAACAACGATCAATGAACCCTTTCTTCAACAAGATACCGAATCCACGTGTGCCACTGGCATTGCCTGCAG